GAAGATTTAATACTGCGAATTCAACAAGGATCACCTCAGCACCGAAACCCAAAGCAACAACAGCCATCGGACCCCTTGCCGATTCCAGTGCTGATCGGCTTTGACGCAGAAGTGGAGGCTGAGCTTTGGGAAATCGATCAATGGGATCAGGAAAGGCGATTCATTGGTAGGGCTGGCGCAACACCTTCGCTGCTCAGAAACTTCTCTGCCCCAGTGCTGCTTCATGACGACCTAAGCATCGAACAAGTCGCCAAACTCGCGCGATGTGATGGTGACCCCGTAAATCGCTGGATGATGATGCAACGACTCATGAGTGCTGCGATCCTGGGCATCGGTAGCGAAACACCCGTGATCGAAGCGGTTCCTGCTGCTACAGGTTCAGGAGCTAAAGCTTTGAACATGATGGGTTCTGAAGGAGTATTCTATGTAGTTAACAACCGTGGTAACGTTTGGGGTGCAGGTAACCCAACTACATTGGCTGATTGGGACTCAATCGTTTCTCGCTTAGATAAGCAAGGAGCTATTGAAGAGAATGTTGTTTTCGTAAACCGTGAATTCGGATTTGCTATCGACAACATGTTGGCTACATTGAATGGATACAACGGTGGTTCTGCTTCAGGTGGAGCTTCTTTCGGATTGTTTGATAACGATACCGAAATGGCTTTGAACCTTGGCTTCACCGGTTTCCGTCGTGGTTATGACTTCTATAAGTCTGATTGGAAATACTTGAACGATCCTACAATGCGTGGTGGTCTTTATGCAGGTGGATCAGGTGCTATCACAGGACTTTTAGTTCCTGCAGGATCTACTTCAGTGTATGACCAAATCATGGGTAAGAACGCTAAGCGTCCATTCTTGCACGTTCGCTATCGCGCAAGCGAAGCTGAAGATCGTCGTTACAAGACTTGGATCACAGGTTCTGCCGGTGGTGCTGCTACAAGCGACTTAGATGCTATGGAGGTCAACTTCCTTTCTGAGCGTTGCGTATGTACCTTAGGTGCAAATAACTTCGTATTGTTCCGTTACGGATCTTAATCGTAAGTAAACCATAAGAGGTGTGCCTTCGGGCACACTTCTTATTATCTTAAATCAAATTAAATCTATAATAAAATGTCAAAAAAAGAATTAGCTTTAAAAGACAGAGTGTATAAGCTAAAAGGAATAGCTCCTCTTACATACACCATTGCATCTCGCAATAACCCCAAGTATCCCTTAATGTGGTTTGATGAAGAAAAGGGAATTAATCGCGTACTTAGATACGCAACAAATCAAAACTCTCCATTCGAAGATGAGCAAGATGGCAACGCTATCTTAGAGCCCATTGTTTTTGAAGATGGCTTTTTAAATGTTCCAAGAACTAATGTTATTCTTCAGAAATTTTTGTATTACCATCCTCACAATGGAGTTTTATTTTCTGAGGTTGATAAAGAGAGAGATGCTTCAGAAGATGTTAAGCATCTTAACGTTGAGGTTGATGCTCTTATCGAAGCAAGATCACTTGAGATTAATCAAATTGAAATGTTAACTCGAGTTCTTTTTGGAAAAGACCCTTCAATTTTATCTACAGCAGAATTGAAAAGAGACATCTTGCTTTACGCTAAGAAGTATCCTAAAGAGTTTTTAAATGCAATTAACGACCCTGAGTTAAAGTACCAAGCAAAGATTAGAACATTCTTTGAAAATGGTTGGCTTGCTGTCAGAGGAAACAATAAAGACATTTGGTATAACACTCCTACTAATAAAAAGAAGATGTGTTCTATCCAATTTGGAGGTGACCCATTTGATGTAGCTGCATCTTTCCTTATGAGTGATGAAGGTATTGATGCGTTAAAGATGTTGGATATGCTACTAGAAGAGTAGTTTGTTTGACGTGATTTATGATTGAAGATAAGGGCTCTCGAGCCCTTATTTTTTTCACTATATTTGTAAAAAAGTAACGATGATAAACTCAGTAAGAAACACGGTCTTATCTGTACTGAACAAAAATAACTACGGATATATATCTCCTGCTGACTTTAACTTGTATGCTAAGCAGGCTCAGTTAGAAGTGTATGAGGAATACTTTAGTAACTACAATAAGACGGTTACTATGGAGAACGTGCGTAGATCGGGAAGCGACTATGCGGATTTAGGTCAGGCTTTGGCTGAGACCATGGAGTCTTTTCTTGTTTCTAATTTTCTTGGTAAGTATGCTGAGCCTAATTTTTTTAGCGCTCCATCTGTTACTACTACAGGGGATGAGTCATATTTGATGAGTAAAATATCTGCTTATCCAACTCTTCTTATCACATCTTCAAATACTTCAACAACAGCGGGTGAACTTATAGACTCGGCAGCAAATTTTATTACAACAGGTGTACAAGTTGGTGATATTGTTTATAACGCATCTGCATTTTTAACGGCTACAGTAACGCAAATACTGAGCTCTACGTCTTTACAATTAACTTCAGATATCTTTACCTCAACAGGTGATGATTACTATATCTATTCAGCTGCAAACATAAAGGACTTAGAGAAGGTTAGCTCGGGTAAAATTACCATGCTAAACAACTCTATACTCACAGCACCTTCAGCATTGTTTCCTGCCTATACACAGGAGGGTTTGTATTACAAAGTTTATCCTTCATCTGTTGCCAATCCGGGACAGATACAAGCAACATACTTTAGATACCCTAAGGACCCGAAGTGGACGTATGTTACCTTGCTTGGTGGCGAGCCGTCATTTGACCAATCACAACCTGACTACCAAGACTTTGAGATGCCGGCTGAAGATGAGTTTAAGTTGGTGATGAAGATCCTTCAATACTGTGGTATCTCTATCCGCGAGGATAAGGTGGTTCAGTTTTCAATGGCTCAAGAACAACACGAACAACCTACATTCAGCCAACAACAATAATAGACCATGGCATATATTTCAGACTATCAATACTATACGAACAATGGTAACTCTCCTGAGGATGCCAATTGGGGGTCTTATCAATACGTAAGCCTGTACGATATTGTCAACAACTTTATGTTGATGTACTCAGGCAACCACTCTCTTGTTAATAATGAGGAGCGCTATAAGGTTTTGTTTCACGCTAAGCGTGCTATTCAAGAGCTTAACTACGATGCATTTAAAGAGGTTAAAGTATTAGAACTTAACGTATGTGATGATCTTAGATTTGTTCTTCCTTCTGACTACGTCAATTGGGTTCGTATCTCTTTATATAAGGATGGTTATTTACGTCCATTGAGTGAGAATATTCAAACACTTTCCTCAAACGCTTACCTTCAAGACAACGATTGTAATATTCTTTTTGATCAAGATGGAAATATCTTGAGACCTGAAAACTCTACTATTGATTTTGATAGGATTAGAAAAACTAAGAAAAGTATTTACTTAAACCCTGGCAGCCAATTTAATAATCAAGAGGGTTGGTGTTGTAATGGGGTTTGGTATTTTGATTTTTCTTTTGGTACTCGTTTTGGATTGAACACCGAGACGGCAAACTTTAACCCTACATTCAATGTTAATCAGAAAGCGGGTGTTATCAACTTCTCTTCTGATATGGCAGATGAGCTTTGCATCCTTGAGTATATCTCTGATGGTATGGAGGGCGGTGACAACTCACTTATTTCAGTAAACAAATTATTTGAGAAGTATGTGTATGCTTATATTCAATATGAGATACTAAGCAGCAAACTCGGTGTGCAAGAATATATTATTGCAAGAGCAAGAAAGGAGAAGTCTGCTTTACTTCGCAATGCAAAAATTAGAATGAGCAATATCCATCCGGGTAGATTGCTAATGAACTTACGTGGTATGGATAAGTGGATAAAATAATATGGCAAATCTTACGAGGAACTTTGTAGCGGGTAAGATGAACAAGACGTTTGATGAACGTGTTGTTCCTCCCGGAGAATATATCGACGCGTTGAATGTGCGTATGGGGTCTACGGAGGCTTCAGAGGTAGGTGCTCTTGAGAATACTAAGGGTAACCTTCCGCTTACTACATTGTCATATAATGGAACTGACTTGAGCAGTGATGCTCGATGTATTGGCGCATTTGAAGATGGCGCTAACGAGACTATCTATTGGATGGTTCATGACCCAAACTTTGGTTCGTCACCTACAGGTAAGATTGACATGCTTGTATCGGTTAATGTACTTACTTCTACGCTTACTTATCATGTTATTAGTATAGATGATGGTAATGGTATTAATACCACACTAAATTTTAACCCTACCTATTTAATCAACGCGATTAACAAGGTAGATGACTTGTTGTTCTTTACGGACGACTACAACCCACCACGCTTTATCAATGTCAAGCGTTCGTATCCTAATCCTAATGGATCAGGGATTGACTATAATGGTGACGCGTATATACTTGCAGAAGCATTACAGGTTATTAAGGATCCTCCTTTTGCAGCGCCTACTGTAGTTCCGTATATCACTCCCGGAGAGGAGCAGTTTATGGTTGACAGGTTCATATGCTTTGCATACCGTTGGCGCTATGCTGACAATGAATACTCTGCTACTTCTCAGTGGTCTGATATTGCATTCTTACCTAATCCTTTTGAGTATAGTCTTGACTCTGCTTTAAATGATGGTATGACAAATGCATTTAATGCAGCGACCATTACCTACAATACAGGAGGACCTCTTGTTGTTGGTATTGACTTGTTGTTCAAGGAAGCGAATAGCAGTGTTATCAAGGTTATTGAGAAACTTAACAAGGCTGAGTTGGGACTTCCTGACGGAGCGTTGTTGACATATAACTTTGTCAATAGTAAAATCTTTACCGTATTACCTCAGTCCGAGATCCTTCGTTTGTATGATAACGTACCTCGTTTTGCTAAGGCACAAACCGTTATGGGTAATCGTTTGATGTATGGTAACTATGTTGAAGGGTATAATCTTATCGACCATAATGGTAACCCTACAAGGTTTACATACCAAACTGATTTAATTAGCGAAGAGATAGGCAATAGTATTCTGCCAACATATTCAACGGATGGTAATTATGATTTTAGAGGATTACCAAATACTATTGATAATTCAATAACTGTTGTAGAGTTAGATGGTATTGACCTTACTGAAGGATCGTTGTTGAATGTAAATCTAACAATAAAGCATTATTCATTTGATGGAGATACACCATTTCCATCAGATACTACTACAAATACAGACTTGTCTTTTTCATTCTACCTTGCTGTGTCATACGCTTCGGTGTACGACATGGTTACAAGCGCTGAGTTTGTTGACGCAGTAGGAACGGCAGCCAACATACAACCTATTTACCCGGGTAACTTACCTTGTACTGATGGTACTACTTGGACAGATATATTTAACTGCGCTATACCAAATAACTTGAACTCATTGTTTAAGTATGCTAGTGGTATTACAGGTTATCTAAATCAACCTATTGCTATTTACTGTGCGCCGGGAGATACTTTCTTTCAAATCCAATTGCCTGCTATGCTCTTTATAGATGCGTATCCCGCAACAACTAAAGAGGTAGTTGAGTATTATGAGGTAGTAAGTTCAGAAGGTTTTTTTCAAACGATAGCCAACGCAAGAAGTCTTCATAGTAATAGAGGATATGAGGTTGGTATCGTTTATATGGATGAGTTTAACCGATCCACTACGGCTTTGGTTAGTCCAAACAATACTGTTGCTGTTCCTTGTGCAAACTCGCCTTATAAAAATTCAATTCAAGTTACTATACCTGTAACACAGGTGGCACCTGCTTGGGCTACGCGATACAAATTTGTTATTAAGGCTGACGAGGAAAACTACGATACTATTTATTCAAACATATACTTTCAAGATCCTCTTACCAATTCAACCTATTTCTTAATTGAAGGGGAGAACCCTCGTAAAGTTAATGAAGGAGATAGATTAATTGTTAAAGCAGATAGCAATGGTCCAACAACAGGATGCGTGTATGCTACTGTTCTTGAAAAGAAAGCGCAGCAAGAAGATTTTATAACACTATCAAATGTAACGGTTCCTGCAGGAACTTACCTGAAGATAAATGCAAATAACTTTTCTGCAACAAGTGATATCGACTCTTTAATTGCTCCTGGCAACAAACAAAATTGCACTCTTGATTTAGTTTCTAATCCTCCTTATGTTTTGTATCCTATGAATATAGAGGACCCAACTACACCGGGGACTTATATAGATTACAACATACCTGCGGGGAGTAGAATTTCAATGAGAATAAAGCAGTCTCGCCAAGGAAGAGGTGATGGAACGGGAAGTTGTGAAAGAAGAATATACACTTTAAATAAAGATCCACTCCCAACTGATCCTATAAGGAATCCAATAAAGTTCACTATTGGAGAAAGAGATACAATATTAGCCATATCAAAAAACAGTTCTCAGAATACAGATAAGACACAGAACATTATAGAAAAAACAGATGTTGTGAAGAAAAGGGCAGGATTATTATATGAAGAGAATTTACCAGGTATTGATAATAGTGGTTTGGATATTAAT